AGGCTCCCGTAGCACTCCCCGGCGGCGACTCGTTCGCCGTTCGGGGCCTGTGCTTCGACGACCTCGCGTATCTGGTTCGCCGCCACGGCGCCAAGCTCAAGAAGCTCTTTGAGGACTTCACCGAGCGCGGTGAGGTAACCGTCGAAGGCATCGCCATGTTCGCCCTGCCGCTGTTGGAGCAAGCCCCGGAAATCGCGGCTGAGCTGATCGCGTGCGCCTCTGGCGACAAGAATGACGTGGGTATCGCAGCCAAGCTGCCGCTGCCCGTCCAGCTCGATGCGCTGGAGAAGCTGGCTGACCTGACTTTTGCAGCGGAGGGTGGCCCAAAAAAAGTGCTGGAGACCGTGGTGCGAATGGCTCAGGGCGTCAGCGGTCTCCTGGCGACGATCAACGCGGATCACTGACCCTCGACGAGTGGATGTGGGGGGTTCGCCGGCAGGTGAGCCTCCTACTGGATCACGGCCACCAGCACGCACGGTTCTACCCCATCGGCATGGTCTTCGAGGAAGCCATGATTGTCGTCGAGAGGGTGAACCAAGAAACCGCAAGCCACATGGCCCTGATGAACCTCGTAGGCCATGCGGTGATGTCCAAGAAGGGGGCTTCCGCTCTCAAGAAAGCCCTGAAGGAGTTGACGAGTGGCTAAGGGTAACCGTGATGTACAGCTGATCATTTCGGCGCGTAACGAGGCTAGTAAGGCGCTCGACGCGATCTCTGCATCACTGGATACCCTGACAAAGGCGCAAGCTGATGTCGCTCGTGGCTCCACGAAGACCGGCGGGCTGCTGTCCCAGCTGGGCACCGAACTGGCCAAACTGAACCAGCAGATCGGCGGTATGTCCACGATGGACAAACTGACCCGGAGCATGGAGAAGGCGGCAGGCTCGGTTGCCCGGCTGGAGTCCTCGATCACCGAGCTGAACGCTGAACAGCAGAAGCTGGCGGCCGATACCCGCACCACCGAAACTGCACTGGGCGCTCTCAACGCGAAGGCCCAGCAGCTCAAGACTACCCTCGGGCAGCAAGGCGCCGCGGCCAACAAGGCCAAAGTCGAGCTGTCCGCGCTCAACGCCGAAGTGAAGTCCGGCGAGTCCTCGCTGAGCAAGTCGGTCACCAACACCCGGAACTACGAGACCCAGCTGCAGAAGCTGGAGTCGAAGCTGGCGGCTACCCGTGCCAAGCACCGCGAGCTGACGCAGGAAATCCTGAACGCCGAGAACCCCTCGCAGAGGCTGATCGCCAGCTTCGAGCGGACGGACAAGGCGCTGGAGAAGCAGGCTGCCGCGCTGACCAAGGCCCAGGCCGCGTACTCCGGCAGCCGGGCTGCCACTGCCGAGATGGAGCAGTCGCTGGCCCGCCTGCGCAGCGCCCAGACCCAGACCGCCACTTCCTTCGAGCAGTCGAAGGCCGCGCAGACCTCTACCGCCGCCACCCTGAAGCAGGTCACCGCGGCTGTCCGTGAGGCTGAGAAGAACCTGCAGGGGCTGCAGGACGCGGCCGCAGGCAACGCGGCCGCACTGGAGCGCCAGGACAAAGCCCTGCAGCAGAGCCGGGTTGAACTGGCCGCCGTGGAGCAGGCTGCACGGGAAGCCGATGTCGCCCTGGACAAGATCGGCGGCACGGTTCGCCAGAAGCTGCTGCGCTCGCTGGCCGATAGCTCGGCTGAGCTGAAGAAGTATGAGCAGACCTGGCGAGAAGCCACGGCTGCCGTGCGCAACGCGGTGGCCAACGGCGCCAGCGTCAAGGCCCCCACTGCCGAGCTGACCCAGAACATCGCGGTGGCCCAGGCGTCCAAGCAGGCGTATCTGGAGCTTCAGACCGCCCTGCAGCAGATGCGAACCGCTGTCCGTGACGCCGGCACCGATGTCACCAAGCTCTCGTCGGCCCAGCAGACCTTCGTGTCCGCGCTGGACCGCGTGAAGGCCAAGACCAATGAAGTCTCGGCTGCCCAGCAGGCCCTGGCCACCAACGCCCAGCAGGCCGGCAACGCAGTGGCCAGCACCTCTGCCCGGCAGGCGGCAGGCTACCAGCAGGTCACCGGCTCCGTGCAGCGCATGGGCTCCGCGACCAAGCAGGCCGCCGGGGCGATGGACGATCTCGAAGTCCGCGGCCGCCGGGCCCTGTCCTGGGGGCAGCGCCTGAACTCGGAAATGATCGCCCTGGCCACCAGCTTCGTCGGCGTGTACGCCGGCATCCAGCAGCTGCAGGGCGTCACCAAGACCTTCCTCGATATGGAGGCCGTGGCTTCCCGTCTGGGCGTAGCGTTCAACGGCAACGCCGAGGTCATCGGTCGCGAGATGCGCTGGCTGCAGTCCGAGGCGGATCGCCTGGGCATCGACATCCGCGTCCTGGCCACCGAATACTCGAAGCTGGCCATCGCCACCAACGGCTCGGCGCTGCAGGGTGAAGCCACCCGTAAGATTTTCCTGTCCCTGGCTGAAGCCTTCCGGGTCAACAAGCTCTCGTCCGCCCAGATGGAACTGGCGTTCAACGCCGTGACCCAGATGGTGAACAAGGGCTCGGTCTCGATGGAAGAGCTGCGCCAGCAGCTGGGCGAGCGTCTGGCAGGTGCGTTCAACCAGGCCGCCAAGTCGATGGGTCTGACCACCAAGGAGTTCGGCAAGCTCGTCGCTGAAGGCAAGCTGGCCACCGATGAGTTCCTGCCGCGCTTCGCCAAGCAGCTCGATGAGACCTTCGGGCCGCAGCTGCCCAAGAGCCTGGAGTCCCTGACCACCGAGATCGGCCAGTTCCAGAATGAGCTGACCAAAGCCCAGATGCGGGTGGCCGAGGGCGGCTTCATCGAGGGCCTGCGTGTAGCTCTTGACTCCTTGACCAAGTATTTCCAGAGCGACGAGGGCAAGCGCTTCTTCGAGAACCTGGGTGCTGCTACCGGTGTGTTTGTTAAGGTACTTGCCGCCGTTCCGCAATACTTCGACCTGATCGCTGTGGCGGCTGGCTTGTTCGTGGGCCGCAAGCTGACCGGCTACGTGCTGGAGCTGAGTACCCGGTTCACCGCCTTCGCCTACGCCATGAAGCCGCTGCCGGCGGCCATCGCGGCTACCACCAGCTCGGTCAACGCATTCTCCGGTGTGGGCGGCGTGTACAACGCCACCACGCTGACCGCGGCCAACAACACCCGCACGCTGGGCTCTGCCGTGGCTCTGCTCGGCACGCAGATGCGGGCTTCGGTTGCCGGGCTGACGGCGGCCTCCGCGGCTACCAGTGTGCTCGCCGGGTCGATGCGCGTGCTGCAGGGTGCCCTGGCGCTGGTGGGCGGCGTACCGGGTCTGATCATCACCGGCCTGACAACCGCCTTCACCTACTGGCTGACCAGCACGGATGAAGTGATCGACGCCACCGAGCGCCACAAGCAGCAGATGCAGCAGGTGCTCGACGCCTACCAGCGTACCAAGGGCGCCGCGGAAGGCTGGGCCGATGTCGTCAAGGGCATCGACGTTCTCGGGGCGTCCAAGGTCGCCGAGGACCTGAAGAACCAGCTGCAGAGCGAGATCGGCAAGCTCACGATCAACATCGAGACCAACGGTCTGGGCCGCCTGCGCCTGGCTCGCGGTGACTTCGGTGAGACTGGCAAGGAGCTGTTCGAGCTGCTGCGCGGCCTGGAATCCGGTGAGAAGACCGTCCAGCAGGTTGCCGGCCGCTTGCAGGAACTCGGCGCCGCCTCGTCGAATGCTGCCCCCGAGATCAAGAAGGCCCTGATCGAGGCTGCCGACTTCATCGCCAAGGCCAAGGAGACTGAGAAGGCCCTGGCTGACCAGACCGCTATCGTCGAGAAGGCCGGCGGCGCGGTTGAAGGGCTGAGCCCGGCAGTCCGCAGCCTGGTCAAGGACCTCGGCGAGCTGGCCAAGGAAGCCGACACCAGCGGCACTGAAGTGCAGACCAAGCTGGTTGACCCGGCCGACAAGTTTGCCGAGGCGCTGGACGCCCTGCGCAACAAGGTGCCGAGCCTCACGGATGAGCTGAAACTGCTGGAGCAGATCAAGGCCATCGACGACATCCTGAAGACGGCAGACGCCATTCAGGGCATCGACAAGACCAGTGCCGCCTACCAGCGCCTAGTGGCCACCGCGAAGCAGGCCGCTGCCGAGCTACGGCTGGCCTTCGACGAGAAGCAGTTCAAGGACTCCTACAACGTCTTGGCTCAGGGTGGCACGGCCATCGAGCAGTCGGCCGCCCTGCTGCGCAAGCGTGAGGGCTTCCAGGCCACGGCCAAGTGGGACGTGAACGCCTTTCGGGCAGGCTTCGGTTCGGACACCGTGACCCTGGCTGACGGCTCGGTGCAGAAGGTGGTCGAGGGTATGCGTGTCAGCGTGGCTGACGCCAACCGGGACCTCGTGCGCCGGATCGGCGAGTTCCAGGGCGTAATCAAGAACCAGATCGGTGCCGAGCGTTTCGCCAGCTTCAACCCGCAGCAGCAGGCCGTCCTGACCTCGGTGGCCTACAACTATGGCAGCCTGCCGGAGCGCATCCTTGACGCCGTGCGTACCGGTAGCGCGGAAGAGATCGCTTCGGCGATCCGCGGCTTGGCTGGTGACAACAACGGCATCAACGCGGGCCGCCGCAATGAGGAAGCCTACCTCTTCCAGACCGCAGACAAGAGCAACGCCGAGGCCACCACCAAGATGGTGGACGATGAGCTGAAGGCCACCGAGCAGCTGAAGCAGAAGGCTGACCAGTACCACGAACGGCTGGCCGACACCCTCGATCTCAAGCGCCAGGAATCCGAGCTGGCCAAGCAGCGCACGCTGCAGGAAGAGATCAACCTGGCGATCTCCAAGGCCGAGAACGACGCCAAGAAAGCCGGCACGGTTCTGTCGGAAGCCGAGAAGCAAAAGATCACCGAGATCACGACCAACCTCTACGAGCGGAAAGCCGCAGAGGACGCGATCACCCAGGCCAAGAAGGATCAGGAAGCTGCCGAGCAGCGCATCAACCTGCTGTCCCAAACCCGCCGCGACCTCATCGACCAGATGCGGTTCGCAATGGAGAACGGGAACTACGAGCAGTTCGAGGCCCTGAAAGCCCAGTTCAGCTCGGTTGACGAGCAGTTGAAAGCCGCTATCGACAGCATGATCAAATTCTGGGAAGCCTCGGCTGACCCGGAGAAAGCTGCTGCCGCCATCGCCGCGCTTAACTCGCTGAAGAACAGCCTGGGCCAGGTCAACCAGTCCGCCATCCTCACCGCGTTCAACGTGGGCAAGGCGTTCGGCGACCAGCTGATCAACGGCGCCAACAATTTCCTGGCCAAGATTCGCGAGACCGGCGACGTGCTGAACTCGGCCAAGGAAGCCTTCCGTCAGTTCGCCTCGGACTTCCTGCTGCAGATCGCCCAGATGATCCTGAAGCAGGCCATCCTGAACGCCCTGCAGGCCGCGATGGGCGGTGGAGGTGGCGGCGGTATCGGTGCCGGCATCCTGTCGGCCTTCGGCGTAGGTGTGCAGCACAACGGCGGCGTCACGGGCAGCGGCAACCGCCAGCGCTCGGTTTCCCCGGCATGGTTCACCAATGCCACCCGGTATCACAGCGGCGGGATCGCCGGCCTGAAGCCGAACGAGGTGCCGACCATTCTGGAGAAGGGCGAAGAGGTCCTGCCGGCTACCGATCCGCGTCACGTCAACAACGGTGGCGGCGGGGTTAGCCAGGAAGTTAAGATCGTCAACGCAATCGACGCCGGCTCGTTCGTCTCCGCAGGTGTGGAAGACACCGCCGGCCAGAAAGCCATCCTTAATTTCATGCGTGCGAACTCGGGTGCCGTCAAAGGCGCTCTGGGAATGTAGGAGGCCATCTTGGCGACAATCACGGGCACCGCGGCGAACCACACCGCGCTATGGACCACCCTGCTGGACTTCCTGCAGACCAACGCCACCCTGGTCGCCGCCGGCCAGAACTGGACGAAGGTGTGGGAGGTCTCCGGGCAGCCCGAGGTCGTCCTGCAGAGCCCGGCTGGCGCCCGCGTTGGCCTCAAGCGCACCGACAACGAGCTGGCAGCCGGCGAGTCCCTCATCTGGATGTCGGGCTGCACGGGCGTTGTGTCATCCGCCGGCACTTTCACCGGGCACGTCAACTCGCTGAGCCGCACGCCGGCCGTGTTCCTCGACCAGAACCCGATGCAATACTGGATGGTGGCCAACGGCCGCCGGTTCGTGGTGGTGATCAAGATTTCCACCGTCTACCAGGCGATGTACGGGGGCTTCTTCCTGCCGTATGCCAACCCGGCAAGCTATCCCTACCCGCTCTTCATCGGCGGCACCCGCGGCTTCAGCGGCTACTCGTCCGGCCAGATCGCTACTACCTGGCGTGCCTCGGAAGCCGACCACTACCGGCAGTTCGTCTACTCGCGCAACAACAACGGTTCGACCTCCGGCTTCGACCCGTCTGCCCTGCTGCTGAGCCCGGCGGCCTCGTGGCTCGGCGGCGGCATCGACAACAACACGGGCGGCTATGTCCTGCCGCGCTTCGTCATCGGGCCGCGTGGCTTCCCCGACTACCTGGGCAGCACGCAGGTACACGACAACGTGGGCTCCACGTTCAGCTCGACCACCAGCAGCACCAACCCGCAGCGCTACGGCTACACCAACATCCGCGACCGCATGATGGCCGGCCTGAACGGCGAGATGCCGCTGACCCCGGTGACGCTGATGACCTTCAACAACACCAGCTCCCCGGACCCGGTGACGCTCGGCATTCTCGACGGCTGCTTCTCGGTGCCCGGCGTCGGCAACACCGCCGAGAACATCGTGACCGTGGGTAGCGTGAACCATCTGGTCGTGCCCAACGTGCAGCGCACGGCGGCCGGCGAATACTGGGCACTGGCCCTGGAGTAACAGGCGATGACCTACAGCGTTTCCTCGATCACCGCACTCAGCCAGATTCCGGCCCTGGTCAAGACCTTTGCTGACGGCCTGGGCTTCACCACCTCGACGGTCAGTGGCACCTCGGTCACCGTGAAGCACCCGACCTACACGCCGGCCAAGACCTTCACCGTGCAGTCTCTGACCTCGGGCTCCGGCGCCACGCTGCGTGAGCAGATCAGCGTGAGCTGTGACGCCCCCGGCTCGACGGCGGCTATCGCCGAGTCGCCCAAGCTCAACCCCACCCAGGTGAACAGCGCCGGCTCCGTGGTCATGCAGGCCCCGACGAAGGTTCACCTGTTCGGCAAGCTGGCGGGCGGAGCATCGGACTCGGGCGAGACCTTCATCGCCGGGGTGATCGAGTACGGCTACAACCTGTACCGCCACTTCTACCTCGGCTACATCGAGAAAATCAGCGCCTTCGACAACGGCGAGCTGGTGACAGGATCAGCGTTCTGGCCGGTGGGCAAGAACAGTAACAGCGCGATCTACTGCGACACCGACGACACCCGGTATCCGTTCAGCGCCAACAACGCGGTGGCCGGTGACGCCGGCAACGGTGGCGCGTACATCGTCAACGCCGGTAACGCCGTGCCCTGGCGCTCGTTCTCCAGCGGCTCGTGGACCAACGGGCACACCTTCGACCAGCACTTCGCCACCTACGGCGGTAGCGTGATCCTCGGTGGCTACAAGGACAACGTGAACTCGGGCTATATGTGCGCCGGAAAGAGCCCGTATTCCGGTGCCCAGCTGCTGGCCCCGGTCAACCTGTACATCGGCAACCGGGTCAGCTCGACGCAGTATTTCCAGGCGGTAGGCCGGGCCGCGGGCTGCCGCATGGTGCACATGGAAGACCTGGAACCCGGCGCTCAGATCACCATCGGCAGCCAGACCTGGCGCGTATTCCCGGTCTTCGCCAAGTCCACGGTGACCTCCTACTCGACCTCGATCAGCACCGCGGCCAACGCCTTCCCGACCGGCAATTCCAGCTACTACGTTGGCATGGCCTACAAAGTGAGCGACTAAACCATGCCCGCAGGCGGACTGATCAGCGTCAGCTACAACGAGTATTTCCCGCTCCCCGGTGTGACCCTGAGCGGGATTAGTTGGGCGCCGGGTAACCGCGGGCTGACGGATACCGTCGCCCCGAAGACCGGTGCTCTCGATGTCAATCTGCCGACCAGCCCCAACCCCTACCCTGCTGCAGCCGCCGGCTCGGTCGCCAGCTACTTCGACGACTACTACAACCGGATTCACTTCACGCCAGGCAACAAGGACTTCGGCGCGATCACCGCGCAGACCTCGATCGACATCGACGTGTGGAACGCCTACGTGCGGGATGACGTGGTTCTGACCGGGATTGGCGTGGATAGCATCGCCGGGCTAGGGGTCGCACCAGCGGCGCCCCAGACATTCGCGCCGCTACAGAACCGCTCGTTCACCCTGACTGCCGAGCTGACTGGTTCCCCGATCATCGACACGGCGATCAACTGGACCTTCGACAACGGCTATCTGTACGCCTTCCCGGTCAGCGGTAACCGTGCCAAAGAGTGGCCGCTGGAGCCGAACTGGAGCCAGTCTTACAAGCTCACCTACGCCTTCACGACCGAGATTCTGCAAAGCCGCAGCGGCAAGGAGCAGCGGATTGCTCTGCGCACCAGCCCGCGCAAGGCGGTCAGCTACCGCTCGATGGCCACCGGACCTGCGTTCGATAGCGCTAAGGCCCTGCTGTGGCACTGGCAGGACAAGGTGTTCGTGCTACCTGAGCTGCCGCGCTTCGTGACCTCGGTATCCGAGATGGCCGCAGGCTCCGATACGATTCAGGTGGACTCGCTACCGAGCTGGCTTCTGCCAGGGGCGACCGTGATGCTGCGCTACGGCACCGCCAGCGAGCTGCGGGTGGTCGATACTGCGGTAGCAGGTGCTGTGACATTCAGGGCTACGTCCGCCGTGACCTGGCCAGAAGGCACCAAGCTCTACGCCGCGATCAGCGGCTACCTCGGCAACTCGGTCGGCGCGTCTCGGGTCACCAACGCCCTGGCCCAAGTGGTGACCAATCTCGCCGTGATGCCGTTGTCCGAGCAATGGGTTGAGCCGCCGGCTGCGGCGCAGACCTTCAACGGTCGCGAGCTGTTTTTGAAGCGTCCCAACTGGGCCAGTGAAGTCAACGTCACGGCCCAGCACGAGGTAGACGAGATCGACTACGACCGTGGCGGCATTTTCCGTTACACCGCCATCCCGTTCGGCACGGAAAGCCGCAGGGCTTTGTACCTGAACCGGGACGCCATAGAGGCACAGCAGCTGCTGGACTTCTTCTGCAGGATGCACGGGCGGCAGGGTGAGTTCTACATGCCTACCTGGGAGTACGACTTTAAGCCAAAGGTGCCGTCGATCTCGACTGCGGCTTCGCTACGGGTGGCCGGGCCTGAGCTGGCGGATAGCTACGGCGATTCGACGGTGCATAAGGCTCTGTTTGTCATGCTGCTGGACGGCTCCCTGCTGTACCGCAAAGTGCTGAGCGTCAGCCGTGTGACAGACGCGGAGGGCACCGACTCGCTGGTCACCATCAGCGGTACATGGGGCGCAACGGTATCCCAAGACACGATTGTCATGTGCGGCTGGATGCCCGCATGGCGTCTGGCTTCGGACGAGCTGGTGGTCGAGTGGCTGACCAACTCGGTCGCTCAGGTGCAGATGACCATGCAGACCGTAGAAGACCTGGCCGTTTGAGCTTGACCTGTCGGGACCCGATTGGTTTCATCCAACCATTGAATATTCAACTTCCAGGTGCAGCCGATGCTTGCCGACTTCATCACCAGCCGCTTCTTCGGACGACCTGTTGAGCTTTACCGGTTCACCTACGGACATGGGGCGGGGGATGTCTACCTGTGCACAGACGGCGAGAGTCCGATCACCTACATGGGTGAGACCTACAGCCCTTTGCCCCTTCAGCGCGGTGCCACCAGCAACAGCGGGACAATGGACAAGACGGCATTGGAAATCACGATGCCCCACCTGGCCAAGATACCTCAGTTGTTCAGGGTCTACCCGCCGTCATCAACGGTCAGTCTCACCATCCTTCAGGGTCAGCTTGGCGACCCGGACAACCAATTCGTCGCCGTCTGGGTTGGCCGCATCATCTCCGTAGCCTTCGAGGGCATCGAGGCCAAGTTATCCGGGGAGCCCATAACAACGACTTGGCGCCGCTCGGGCCTGCGCCGCAACTACCAGTATATGTGCCCCCATGTGCTCTACGGCCCGGTGTGCAAGGCGAGCAAAGCCGCTGCTACGGTCTCAGTCGGCATCCACGCCGTCTTGGGTAGGAAGGTTACGCTGTCTGCCGAGATTGCTGACGCAGCTAAATATGCCAGCGGGATACTGGAGTGGACGACTCCCGGCGGCTCGGTCGAAGTCCGCACGGTGCTCACGGTGCAGGTAGAGGCCGGGCGTACCGTGTTCAACCTGACCGGGTTGGCTGTGGGCTTGGAACCTGGCGCGGTGGCATCAGCGATCCGTGGCTGCAGGCATACCCTGGTTGCCTGCCAAGATGATCATAATAACGCGGTCAACTTCGGCGGCCATCCGTGGATTCCTACCAAGAATCCTATTGGCAACAGTTCGCCGTTCCAGTGATACTGGGCGCATTTCAACTGGGGGTGAGCAATGACATTTCTTGCCATGCTGGCTATTTCCATCGCGCTCTCGCTTCTGGCCTACCTGCTTATGCCGAAGCCGAAGCAGCCGAAGCCGCCGTCTGCCCAGGATATGGACGCTCCAACATCGGACGCAGGACGCCCGGTTCCCGTGCTTTTCGGGCATATGACAGTCAAGGGTGTCAACGTGCTCGGTTACTGGGACAAGAGCGTCCGTGAATACTCGGTGAAGGCATGACTGACAGCGCAGATGATCCACTGATCACGGTAACCGATCTCCGTAAGCTC